GATGGAAGTTTACCCGGTGCTAATATTAGAATGGAAGCAGCCAAACAAATATTAGATAGAGTTGGTTTATCCAAAAAAGAAAAATTAGATATTACTGCTAAAGTTCAACACGGAGTATTTATATTACCACCAAAAAATAATGACTGAAGAAATTAAAATAGACGCTAGTAAAACACAGATATCTACTACTAAAAATACTTATAAAAAGTATGGTAGTATATTAAATAAATTAAATATAAAAGATAAAGTTTTAGATTATAGTTCTGGATTAGGTACAGGCACAAAAGAGTTATCTAAAAATGCAAAATCTTTTGAACCTTATGTAGATGAAAAAAGAATTATAAAATCAAAAGGTAGATATCCAGATTATATAAATGTAAATACACTAGCAAAAGGTGAAGGACTTAAATCACAAAAAGCTGTAGTTAATCATATGGTATTAAATGTTATAGATGATATACAAGAAAGAAAAAATGTTGTTAATAATATTGGGAATATGTTATCAGATGATGGCGTAGCTTTTATTACTGCTAGAGATTCTACAGAGGGTAAAACAAGAGTTCCTTACAAAGATGGATTCCTTATGAAAAAAGGCGGAACTAATACTTTTCAAAAACCTTTTAGTCAAACAGAATTAAATACATTTGTTAAAGAAACATTAGGAAAAGAGTATACTGTAGTAGATACTCCAAAAAAATTAGGTATAGGTGGTTCATCAGTAATGGTAACTAAGTCACCTTCTTTTTTAAAAACAATAGCTACAACATTAAAATTAACTCCAATACTATCAATGTTAACATTGCCACTTAGTGCAACAGAAATGGGTAGTGGAGAAATGTTTACAGAAAAAGAATTAGCGGAGCAAAGAATTAAAGAAAAGTTTCAGTAATGACTGAAAAAATTAAAATAGCTAGAAGAAAAAATGCTAGAGTAATTCCTTATGGTTATGAAGTATCAGAAGAAGACCCTGACTTTCTAATACAAAATGAAGAACATATGGAGTTAATTAAAAAAGCAAAAAAGTTTATAGAAAATAATTGTTCTTACAGAGAAACTGCAGAATGGTTATCACATCATACAGGTAGAAA